TAAGAAGAAGCAACTATAACTACCTCTAAACTTTCCACTGTTAGTAACTGCAATATTGAAATAACCACCATTCTTTTGAATGTAATCTTGTAGGGATTCTAAGAACTCTACATCTTCACTGTTGGGTAATAAGCTAATAGAGATTGTTGTTGTAGGAACTGTTGAAACAGGAACTTGATAACTTGGATCAACACCAACTTCTAACTTACTTATCTCTGAAGTGTTTATAACAACTCTTGTAAAGTCAGACAGGGCTTTGTTAGCCACAATAACTTCACTATCAGAAGCATCGTAAGTTTCAATACCTGTAACTCTTTTAACGAAATCTAATAAAGCCACTATCTCACTCCGTTGATTAAGCTAGTTGCAGAACCAATTGCATTACCTACAAACTGACCAACATCAATACCAAAAGCCCCTGCTACACCAATAGCTGAAGTGATTGTACTTAAGATATTAGCAATTCTATCGTCTTGTTGATTACTACCAATAACATGAGAAACTTCATTACAAATTAAACTCCATTCTCTTGTTGTAGAATCTGTACCAAACGTAGCTTCAGGTTCTTGTAAATAAGCAGCCTTACAGAAGAATGTACTTGTTCCCATCTTATCTCTGAATAGAACAGGAACAGGGAAAGCAATCCCATAAGATTCCTGCATTTGATAAAGTGTGTGTATCCAAGCATTACTAGACACCCCACTATCTAAGATAAATCTAAGAGTGTAGAATGAATGAGAGTTCTTCCTAACCTGAGTCTTACCCTTTAAACTTCTCTTTTGTGAAAACATTGGGTCATTACGAGTTACTGTGACAAATGTCCCTTTAGTAAAACCTTCCACATTGACACCCATCATATTGAGCTTAAACTCAGATGGATCAATTAAACTAACCTTTGACATCAGTTCCTCTAACTTGTATGTTTATATAGCTCTAAATCGTTACCACAGCTCGTTATAAGCCTCTTATCAAGTAAATGGTATGTTAGTACCTTAAATAGATAAAACGCCTAAAACGAGCTTATATCAGCTAGTTAATGCCTGTTAAGACAAAACAGTCCAAGAGTCATCTACATTAATCTGGAAAGCATTTAAGATTGCTAGAGTGTCTTGAGGAATAGCTGAGCTACCACCTATATTCTCTTGCAAGTTACCACAGATAATTGAGAACTCACGACCACTCTCTGTAGAACCAAAACTAACACTATCAGGGAAAGATGCTAATGACTCAGGAGAGAAGTAAATTGTACGAGAACTTTTATCAACTAAAGTTGTTTCAAACAAGATATTCAATGTTCTGTTTGTATTACTGTATTGACAGATAGCATTCATCTTATCAAGAGAGTCTGTAGATTGATTTAGTGTAAAACCAATCATACCTGAGTTATCTGGATTACGAATGAATGTAGTCGCCTTACCATCTCCACTACCATTACGTGTCCAACGAGGGTCATCACGTTCTACAGTAATTTCTGTATCAGGCATAAAACCATCAATGTTGATTTGACCTGCAAAGTTCTTGTGCTTGATTAGAAGTAAGACTTGAGAGAAGTCGTAAATACCTGTTCTAATTTTAGACATTTATAATTGTTCCTTTATATTTATTAGAAAAGGGTTTGCAATTAAGCAAACACTTCACCACGAATTACTGTACCGTTAATTGCACCAGATAAACGACAAGAGAATCTTACGTTAGGTAAGATACGTGTATTACGTTGTGCTGGAGTTAAATCAAGAATATTAGGAGTTGTTACGCTAATAGGTGTGTCATCTGCTACAATGTTATATCCCTGAGCTTCAGCAATAACAGAGCGTACATCAGCTTCAATAGCAGCAGCTCCTTCTGTTTCATATGGAAGTTTTTCACTATTGGCAATTGTAGCAAACACTCGCTCACGGATATTTACTTTCAACCACATGATAGCTAATACAACATCAATCCATTCACCACTACCTGTCTTACTTGAACCATAAGAACGAACAGATTGTTCAATGTTAGCAGCAAAAGTGTAGCCTTTACTTTCCAATACTGTCATCTTAGTTAAGGTATCGACAGAAGGAGCTACAGTAACACCAACAAGACGTTTAAGACGGAAGTTAACTGTTCCAGCAATACCATTAGCACAGCGACCAAGTAAAGCTGCTTCGCTGTAGTTGGGTAAAGGTGCTAGATCAGTTCCTAACTTGTCATCAAACCAACAAGCTGTATTACCGTAGCTCAGAGCTTTAACTTTACTAGACAAGTCTGTTTCATCTAAAGCAGTTAAAGCAACAGTTTCGTGTGTAGCAGCTAAGTACATCTTATCGTTAGTCTCAGCTAAACCAGCCAAAGTTACTTGTGTTGCTGTATCACGTAAATCACTAATCAACCATAACCAACCTTGAGGAACCATCAATAGTTGATTGAAAGCTGTTAGGTAATCAGCGTTAGCTCCAGAAGCAGCTACACGACCAACTACAACATTGACAGGAGTAATCTCTTGTGAGAAGATTACACGTACAGCATTATAAGCATAAGAAGTTAAATCAAAACCGTCTTCAGCCATTGCAGAAGAACCTTGATAAACTCGATAGATTTCAGGAGCAGTAAAGACATCGTGCTTAGCTAAAACAGCAATAGTATTTAAATCTCTTGAGTATGTGTTACTTGTGACGTTACGAATCTGTACGTCAACAATTTGGTTAATTAATTCGTTTAAAGCCATTATTTATTTCCTAAATATGTTTGGTGTAAATAGACAGTCTTTATCTATTTATCTCTACTGCATAAGAGATTCTTGTAATATTATCAATCTGAATTGTTAGAGCTGCCTCTGTTACAGAAGTTGCTACCTCTAAGATATACCCATTAGGTGAAGGGATAGACGCATCATCTGCAATAGTAAGAATATGTTAGTTTGTTTTGACTTGTTACGTCAAGTTATTCAATACAACTTCTCCCCTGTTTTTCAGGAACTCGGTATCGCTGCACTCTTTCAGAAAAAGGAAGTAAGCGAGTAAGCGAATCGAGGGTAAATAATAAAGAGTTTAATAAGCTCCAAGAGAGTTTATCTATTCCTGTTGAGTGGGTGACAATCTTAGCTGACGATCATCCTCCACTATCTTTATTTGAATTAGCTCATACAGCTACATTGCATGATGTATATGATGCTTTAGAGATGATTGAGTTTAAAAAATACTTACAAATAGAACAAAGAAACTTAGAACAACAACAAGAAGGTTAAGAGGTGTCTTTACATGAATAAAAAGATAGCAAGTTTATTTGCTTCTGTTGGTTTTAATATCGACACCACTGATCTAAATAAGTTAGATGGGCATTTAAAAACCATTCGTGGAAACACAGCTAACCTATCTCGAAATCTTAGGGTTGTAAATACTCAGTTAAGCACAACTTCTACACGTATGAGAAACTTAGCTAGGGCTGCGGAAGCGGTTACTAAGTTTAATAATCTTGGTGGTAAGTATGTAACTTTAGCTGTTAAGGTTAAAGAAGCTGAGGGAGCTATTGCTCGTTTTGGTAGAGTTTTAAAACTCATTGAACCAAGATTAGACAGTACGAACTTTAGATTATCTACAACAGTAAGATCATATCAAGACTTAGCTGCTGCTGTGAGAGAGGCAAATAGAGAATTAAGTAGAACTCCTAATCGTCCTCCTCGTCCAATTCCCCCTCTTGGTGGTGGTCGTGGTAATGGCGGAGGAGGTGGTTCTGGTGGAGGACAAGGTGGTGGAGCTGGAGCAGGATTCTTAGGTGGTTTACTAGGTGCTGCTGGAAGGTTTACCCCTGCTGGAATGCTAGGTGGTTCTGCTGTAACAGGCGCAGCAGTTGGTGTAAACGAAGTTCGTAAAGCAGGTCAAGACATTCAACGTATGGAAAATATGTTGTTATTCTCGACTAACGCTAAAGATGCTGCTGGTGCTCAATTAGAGTATGCAAGAAACTTAGAGTTTGTTCGTAAAGAATCTTTACGTTTAGGTTTAGATACTGCTGAGTTAGGTAAGGCTTTTGCTCAGGTGAATATGAGTGCTGGTGATAAGTTATCAGAAGAAGCTCGTAAGAAGATGTTCACTGACATGTCTGAATACATTATGACAACAGGTGCAGGACAGGAAGATCAGAAGTTAATCTTTAAAGCTGTTAACCAAATGTTCTCTCTTGGTAAAATGCAAGCCGAAGAGATGAACCAGTTGACAGAACGTGGTATCCCTC